TCTTTTCTCCAGTTTCAACACCGCCACGAGAACGTGGACGGGATAGTGCCAAAAGCTCAGGTTCCATATAGTAGTGAGCAATATCAAAAATCTGCACACCTTTGGCCTGTTCTTTTTCATTGTCATAAACCAAGACATTGTAGTAAGTACGACGGGTAGGATTCCAACGCTTGATTTCATCATCCGAAGCCTCAGTATCCCTTAAAAATGCTTGATATTCACAGACAGGACACCTTTTATTATGGGTCTTTGCCATGCAAATATAAGAATCTTCATTGATTCCAATCCCTCTATGTACCCAAAGAATCAGTACATAAGTTGGATCACCAGGTTTAATCTTCTTTTCAGGATCATTATCCCCAGCAATATAAGGAATAATATCAAATTCATGGTCCCCTTCACCTGGTTTCCATAGTTGGAGACCTTGAATGTCATCCCGGAAAATACCACGATATTTCCCCCTGTCATCTTTGCTTTGCTCAGAGGCTTCCTGTCTTTTAGCCAATGAGCTTTTCATTGCAGAACGGTCAATAGCCACTTTATTCCCCTCCTTTTAAATTTTGCATTCTTGTATTGTCAGCAAGATGTTCTTCTTGCATCCTCTTTGCTTCAGAGGTTGCAGCTTTTCCAGGGTCACTATAATACTGTCCTAACTGAAGATGGACAAGATTAGTAAGTTGGCGTTTACGATCATCAAAAGATTCTTTGGCTGCTTTGAGGATTTGTAGATTTTTTTCAGCTTCAAGAACTTTGTTCTCAGCCTCAAGAATCTCATGGTGGGTATCAAGAGCAGCTTGAATTGCTCCTTCAGTTACCCCCCGTGTTCCAGCAACAACACCATAAAGTTCAGGGTCTTGTCTAACCCTTTGCTGAACCTGGGCAGAAACAATTTTCAGGTTCTGCTTTACTTTATCCCTTTTGAAAATAGCTTCAGCATATTCTTCACTCCATTTCATAAAACGACGAGGCTGGTCAACACATTCCTCTTCAAGACGAAATCTGTCAATTACCAAGTCTTGAAAATACTCACTCATATTTTCTCCTTTAGTCATCGGAATCTTGTCTATTCCATAATATTGCTGCATAATTAGCAACAGTTACCCAATCTTTTCTATAAAAAGCCCCATATAATCCTTTCTCTATAGATAAGTCAGGGTGTGTTTCTGGTGATTCCCATCCTTTCTTTCCTTTTAATAATTTACTATGCAATTCGGCTTTCATTCTAAGAGAAAGCATATCTACTATAGTAGATAAGGCTTCAAATTCAGCTATTAGTGTCATAGCTGATTCTGTATCTTGAATCACAAAAGTACATTCTTTAATATCAAAATCATCAGTTTGTATTTTCATATTTTATCTCTCCTTTAAATAAAGAAATCTCTTTCTCTATATGTATTATACGATAGAATAAGCATTTTTGAGTAAGAAAAACTTATTATTTTGTTGTTTTTGCAACATAGCAGGATAAAATTAGTCCTGGCTTCCCATTCCTGTCAAATGGTTGAGAAAATTCATACATAATTTGAGCATGACGTTGTGTTCCAGAACTAAGCAAAGCCTTACTAAAGTATCCCAATATAGCAAGTCTTACTTTTTCAACATCTTCATCAATTCCATTCAGCATTTTTGATACAATCTTCCAGTCTTCAGGACCATCCAAAGCCCTACATAAATCAATGACAGAACTTTCCTCAGTATATTTCTGAATTACATCGAGAGCATCCTCTTCAGAATTAAGGTTTACTACTTGGCTTAAAAGAACTAATGCTTCTCTTGGAATGCCATTTGCAAATTTAACAATCTCCCTCATTACACCAGGCCACATCTCTTTTCCTTCTTCCTTTAAAACCCAATGGAGAAGACTCATCATTTCTTGTCGATTTAACTTCTTGACTTGGTATTTTGCACAACGGGATTTTAATGTGTTAGTAAGTTTCTCTGGATTGGTTGTTGCAAAGATAAAATAAACATGAGAAGGTGCACCATCTTCAGTTACTTTTAAAAGTGCTTCAGCAGCAGCCGCCGTTATTTGATGGGCTTCATCATAAAAGTAAACTCTTGACTTCCCACCTTCTCCCATTGGGGCATAAGAACATTGGGAAACATCTTCTCGAATAGTTTCAATCCCTCTAGTATTGGCTGCATTTCTCTCTTTGAAATCTACATCGTGACAATCAAGCATTTTACGAAGGATTCTTGCAAAAGTTGATTTGCCGGATCCATGCGGTCCTGTGAACAGGAAAACATGGTCTCTTTCTTTAGGTGGTTTATTTATAATGGATTGTAAGGACATTACTATTTCATCGTTTCCAATTACCTCATCTAGAGTTTGTGGGCGATATTTTAAATGAAAACTTCCCGAAAATCTTTCAGTCATTTTTTCTCCTTTTTTAGAAATAACAACCCGTCAATTAAATCCTGCTTTTTCATGTCAGCCCAAGAACCATCAACATCAGACAGAGAAAATTCAGATAGAAGGGGAATATGAATCCAATCAAACCTTTCCCTGGTTTTCTTTGTCATAACATCTTCTGTTATTTGAGCAATATGGTCTTTTTCATAAGGAACAGCATCCTGCAAGATTTCATCATGAATCTGAGCGGCCATTTGTGATTCCCATTTCTCTTTCATTTGAATCTTATCAATTTCATTAAGGCTCCAAAGGAGTAGATGGAAAGCAGCACTTTGAATTGGATAATTGGCAATCATGTTCCTAGTCATTAAACCAGTAAACTTAAAACCAAACTTAGTTTCAACTTCTCCAGTCTTATTATAGTAATGGGTAATTCTTTCTAACCATTCTTTAGAATAGGTATACTTCTGCCAGAACTTTTCTTCACCTTGTTTTACTTTTGATTCGGTAAGGTGCGTGTATCCCCTTTTAACAAATTCTTTATAAATACTTTTGTAATACGAACCGTAAATAAGAGGAAATACAAAAGCATTTTTAGCATCATATCTCGAAACATTGAAAAATTCCCCCCATTCCCCATGCATATCTTGGTCTTTCTCAAGATACTTTGTCAGCACAGGGTCTTTAGTATAACAGCACCAGATTCTTACTTCCATACTGCCATAGTCGGCAGCAAGGAATTGTCTACCAGGAGAAGGAATAATACCTGTTCGGATAATTCTTTTGGCTTCTTCATCATGTTTTGGGACATTCTGGAAATTGGGAGAATCACTAGAAGAACGAAGTGTTTTAGCCCTATGAAGGTTAAATGAAGGATGGATTCTCTGGTCTTTATCAATTAAAAACAAGTAATTTGACAAATAATCTTTAATCTTTTTAAGCCTACGGTGATTAACAATTTTTTGTGCAAAAGGATTTTTCATCCCCAATAATACTTCTGCATCAGCAGATAATTTCTTTCCACTTGTAGTTTGTTTTATTCCTTTCAATTTCATAATGTCAAACAAAACTATCCGGATATCATCAGGGGATTCAATGTTTATTTCCTTTCCTTTCTTGGCTTTGAAAGACATACATTCAGGCATTGCCTTTATTTCTTTTTCAATATCTGCCATTTCTCCTTCTAATGCTTCATGTTCATCTTGACAATAAAAAGCATTGATATTTATCCCAACTCTTTCAAGCTTTGTCATGTTCACAATGCCTATTTGAAAAAAGGCATCAGCGTTTCGCAATTCACCAATTAATCTTTGAGCAGGAACTAAACGTCTAGTGAACATTGCGTCCATGCCATTGTATTGCCCTAATTTATGATAGGTCAACTTTGCCATACTGTTAAAACGAAAACCTTTCTTTGGCTTTTTGTGTGGAGCAATTTCAGTATCGTACCCATAGGTGCCGAAATTAATATAGGTTTGAAAATTCAAGTCAACATAGTTATCTCTAGTGTCAATGACATGGGCACGAAGCAAAGTATCTGCATACCATGATTCACTTGTGTCTCCAAATCTTGATTGATTCCAAGCTTCTTCCATTGGAACAGAATGAGCAACTAATAATTGTTCATTGAACAAAACATTCTCAGACCATAGCTTCTTAATTGTTTCTCTTTGCTCACTTGTCCAATAGCCAGGATATTCATAAGGAAAAGCAAAAGCAGATTGACCATCAAAAGATACTGCCACAGTCAAAAGTAAATTTCCTTCCCAATATGGACGGAGACAATTAGTTTCATAGTCAATAGCTCTCGGTCCATATATACTTTTGAAAGATTTTAAAAGTGTAACGGCATCGTCAAAACGTGAAACTACTGTAACTTTGCTCTTTTCATCGTCAAAGACCGGCGGTTTAAAGCTCAGACAGCTTACTGCCCAGCGCATATCATTAACAAATATCTCTTTAGCATCAGGATTTCTTGTGAAGTAAGAAGGATGGACAATGGGGAGAATCCAAGCATTTGTATCAGGGTCTGGAATACAAAGTCTGCGATAACGTCCGATTGTATAAGGTCTGAAGTCAGACCATTTCCTATCCCCGAAAAAACTCTCTATAGCAGAACCGCCTGCAAGAATAATAAATTGCGGATTTAACTTTTCGATTAAAGCTTTTTGAATAGGACGGCAGTATTCGATTTCTTTAGGAGTAGGTGGACGATTGCTTCCTTTTTCGTCGGTTGGCCTACAATTTATACTGTTAATTTTATAAAAATCTTTATCAAGATTTATTCCAAATTTATTTAATGTCTCTCTAACAATCTGTCCTGATTCTCCTACAAGTTGAATGCCTGTCTCATCCTCTTTTTTGCCAGGTGACTCGGCTAAAAGCAAAACATTTAATTTCCCTTCCCCTGTATAATTCATTTTAGGATGCTGACATTTCTTGTGAAGACCACAAGCAGTACAGTTGGGTTCTCCAATTACAGGAGCAGTATTCCCTAAGTTGAAGAACCCTTTTATAATTCTATTTGTCATCTTCAACTGCCCTCATAGACAGAGATAAGTTAATCGGATGAACTACACAAATTCCAGTTATCTTGTCAATTTCATCCCCAAAGGCTTCTCTTGCTTGTTTTTCAGAACATTTGAACAGAAAAAAGGGTTTATTTGGTATGATAGGTTCTTTTCCAAAAGAGTACCAAAATTCATCTGGTCTACCTTCACGACTCTGGACTGTTTTCCAACAAATGAACTTCATAAATCAACACTCCTTTTATAATTAGAAAAATCAATTAATAATGGTTCATTCTTAGATTTTATTCCTTCAACAATTACCTTGACAGTATAACTTCCTACATCTAAACAAGCCTCAGCATATCCATCAAAAGGTTGTAAATCCCATATACAATTAAGATTCATTCCAAGGGAATGAATTGTTCTTTCAAAATGAATTTTTTCTATGATGCCTTTCATTTTTCTTTTCCTTTCTCCTCTTGTTCTTTTTCCCATTGACGGGCGCATTCAGCAACTTTATTTGTGGGCCCTTGGCCGGTGAAGAAAGAAACCAATCTATGCCTTACCCCATCTTCAAACATTTGTCGTTGACGTGGCCGGGGAAGTCCTTCGCCCCCCGCAAAAAAAATCTTCACAGTGGAAACTCCTTTTATTTAATAAATTCTTGTTATAGTACAATTATGAAATCCAAAGTGAGGATCAGTTGATCTAAAACCATAATTATCAAAATAAGATAACCAAACCATTTTATTGTTTGACGTTTTCTTTTTCCAAAAAATAGGAAAAATTAATCTTCCATAAGAACTTAATGGGTCATGTATCCTTTGAAAAGGCAAATTCATATTATCTTCTCCAATTATCAGTATTTGATTCTTTACTCAGATAAGGTGCTATAATATTCATCATAGCATTAAGAAATTGGTCAAGAACTTCTTCACCATTTCTTGGTTTCTTTTTAGAAGCTAAAGCTTTAGCTTCATCCAGAACTAAGGATTTTAATTGTTCTGGTTTCATTTATCCTCCTCTTCCTTTAGTTTAAAATAGATCACATTTTTCCAATTAATATAAGATTTCCTTCTTTCTTGTTCAATAAGAAGACATTTATCCTGTTCACCTATTAAATCATACTTAATAATATCTGTAAATTCTAAATCAAAACCAATGTCAGCAGTCATTTTTACAGTCATAGTATTTTTCATAATTATTCCTCCTCTTCAACTTTCTCAGTCATTTTATTAACCACCATCAAATGAGAGAATGGTCCTACCCTAAAAGACAGAAAGTTTTCACACAGAATGATGCTTTGAACTTTATCCAGTATCTGTTCAAATAAAGTAGGAATTACTAAAAATCCCATATCAGGACCGTCATAAACTAAATCGTTTTTTTGTTCAAAATAACCTGTATCTTTAATACCTTTGCATTTTATCTCACCTTTCTTAATGAGAATATCAATAACTTTTGATTCATCAGATATTCCTTCAACAAATTTTCCAGCACGTTTAATTAACTCTTTTAAGCCTTGGGGTAATTTAATTTCTCCCCCTTCTTTATCAAAAAAAGTTTCAATTCCTTCAGGTAAATCCCCAATCACTAAACGAACTCCACACATCATGTCAGTTTTGGGGTTGCGAATACAGAACCAGGACTCTCCAATTACTCCAAACTCAGTAGCATCAGGAAATGATGCTATAATAGGAACAGCTTCTTTAGGAATGAGAGCAGTTATTTCCATATCTTCTTCCATAATAAAACGAGATATTCTAAATCCATCTGTAGAAAGAACTCTGTCATTCAAAACCTTTAAACAGGTCTGAGCTTTGATGGAAACATCTTTAGATGTAGAAAATTTACACCAATCTAAAGCAGTTATGAAATCTTCTGGAAGTTCATTCCAATGTATTTCTTTATCAAGTCCAGATTCCTTCATCCAGGAAAGAGGGGCTTCTACATCTGCTGTAGCTAACTTTGCCTTTACTTTACCTGATTTTATTTTAACATTTCCATCTTTCAAATGGAAGTCAGCACTTTCCCCAGCCCCTTCAAGAACAGTAATCAAATCTTTTCCATTAACTGAAAAGTCAAAATCAAAAGGAGCAGGGCCAATTACTATTAACTTGTCATTTCCAGTAAAAAGTTTTTTATCATGGAAAACAACATTACCAGTAAAATCCATCAATCCTTTATCGTCTAAGGCAGATTGAGCAAAAGCTAATTTGACTCGAAGGTCAGAAACCTTAACTGTTTGTTTCATTTAATTCTCCTTTCAATAATTTAGAAACTAATTCTTTTTGATTAGGACTTTTTAAAATCATGTCCAGATTTTTGTTCATAACATCGACTGATTCAACTAAAATAATTTGGATACGATCTGGAAATGACCTTATCCATTCTTCAACTTCTTTAACTGGAACATCATTAATAAGTTTTATGGTCAATTCATTTATTAAATTTATTTCTTCATTGGTAAGACCATGCAAATACATCTTATCTGGCCTCCATATAGGAAATTGAATAAGTTTACCCATCTAAAAATTCTTTATAACAATTTCAATTTCTTTAAGTTCATTAGAAGGTCTCATTTTTTCATTTACTATACCAAAAAATAAATGATGATCTCCGACCTTAAAAGGCCGGATTAGTCCACTTTCCCTATCAAAAGTTACGAATTGTCCTTTCTTTATTTTCTCTTTACAAAAAGCCTTTACTTTAACTGTTTTCATTAGAAAAATCCTCCCATTTCTGCCTTGAATCTCACTGGTTGTAACAAAGTAAATTCCTCCAATTTTTTAAAGTAATAAGTATTTATAGTATTACGAATTTGCATACTATTCCCGAATCCTGGTTCAATTATTTTCTCTACAAGTCTATTTTCTTTATCAGCCCAATACTCAAGTTTAGTAAAATCAATTTTGTAAGTCTCTGGAACTGTGAAAAACTCTGACTTTCCTAGTTTAAATCCCCCAACTTCTTCAGCAAATAGATAAACTGCTTTTTGAACCATTGGAGAGAAATGGCTCATATGGTTCTTGCTTTTGCTATGACGCATACTGACAGAAACCATCTCAGGAGAGATGCCATAAAAAAACTTACCATTTCTCATTTTAGGAACAATAAGAAGGG